GAAATCTGCCCAGTAGATGAGTGTCGCATCCGCGTAGACCAGGTCTGGAATCCAGGTCGTCATTCAGCAGTTCTACTGTACAGTTGTGCGTCTGTGCAACTGCCCATGGGCCGTGCTTTTGTTGGGTCGACGCACGTCTCACTACTCTCAACAGGCCCTAGCCTAGGAGAGCGCATGAGCGCACTTCACAATGTGCCTGACCAGCACAATGATCCATGTGACCCCGCTGACGAGATACAGTACGTTGGTCAGTACCGTGTCAATCGTCGTGGGAAATCCGAGCTTCGGAAGCTCGCCAGGCGGAGTGGAGTTGTGATTGACTGGGGCAACTTTAAGTTGCTTGAGGATGATTTCAACCTCATTCCAGAGAGGGACAACAAAAGTGTCTGGTCCCCAACAGCCATCTTGGAAGGACTCAGCCGCTACACCAGTGCGGTTCCAACCGCCCTCGTTCAGCGGATCGAGGCCATCTCCACCTGGGATGGTACCGCAGCAACCAGTACCGGAGAAACCACTAAGGCCGCTCACAGAAAGGGAGCGTCAGAGGTTCTCACCGATTCCGCCACCATTGGAGCTGTCAACAGTTCCGGAAGCGGAAGACCCGCCTCTTCAGTGGGCGAAGAATCGCTCAGTGGAGGAAGGGGAGCTCGTCTTCCCTTGGTCCAAGGTAGAGGTCGTCGGGGAGTCTTTGCCAACGACTGGGACACCGGCTTTTATGAGCGCGCACTTGCTGCAGCGTTCCGTGAAGCGGGTAGAGGCTCGCGAAGGTTCACACCTCTCAGTCCAGCTGAGGTTTTGGACGATTATGTCCATCCTACCAGCTATGCTGGCTTGCCTTATCTCTGTCGGAACGACGAAGTCAGTCGTAATGACATTCTCAGTGAGGTCGATCGAGTTCTCACCCTGGGGAAGTCTATCCCTCCTACTTTGGTGGGTAAGCGGACTCAGCATGGGCTGGATCGTCCGAAGAGTCGTCTCGTATGGATGGCTCCGTTGGCTTCGACTGTTCTGGATACATGCTTCTCCAAACCCGTCAGCGCGGGCATACAGAGACGCAACTGTTTCGCGTACCGAAAGAGCTTTCGAGAAGTTGGTTCGCGAATCGTAGACATGCAGTCGTCGAGGCGCTTCGTGTATGGTCTGGATTTTTCAGGCTTCGATGCGTCGCTTAACGCAAAGCTCATTCGCGATGCGTTTACAATCCTCCGGTCACATTTGGAGTTGGATGCTACGTGGTCTCGTTACTGGAACCGCATGGTCGAAAACTTCATACACACTCGCATCGTCCTACCGGATGGATCGACGTGGCAAGTTCACAGGGGTGTCCCCTCTGGATCAGCTTTCACGTCGCTGGTGGACAGCGTATGTAACCTGATCGTCATCAATTACATTTGGATCAAACTCACTGGGTACGCTCCGCGTTCTCGTGATGTGAACGTCCTAGGTGACGACAGTGTCATCGCTTCTGACTGGTTTATCAGCATGGCTGACATCCAGTCTGCCGCATTGGACCTTGGCATGGTCCTAAGCGTCGAAAAGTCTCGGAGAGTGAGGCTTGGAGAGCGTGTGCCGTATCTCGGTCATGAGTGGAAGTGTGGCTTGCCACACCGAAACGAACGTGATATCGCAGTTCGTCTCGCGTTTCCAGAACGCTATACGAAGCTGTTGAAGGACCCTCGGTATTCACTATATCGAATGTTCTCAATGGCTGGCGACTCGGTGGAAGGTTTGGAGATCTTCTATCGATATGTGCCATGGCTTAGTGACGATCTGGACCAGATCGTTCAGGACGTGATGTACAACTACAGCGTCCAGAGCCTACTGCGTGACATGTCTGATCGTGAGTTGCTACGGGCATTGCCTGGCCGAACCGAATTTCGGGTTCGCGTTGAGGGTGCTGATCTCGGTG